GGCGTGGCGACGGTGGTGGTGGTGGCTGCGGGCGCGGGAGCGGCACCAGCCGCCGCCGCCAGGATCTGCTGGCACTGCTGCTTCATTGCGGTTTCCTCGAGGTGTGCGTAGACGGCCCGCTGGTGCGTCTCGCGAAGCGAGGCGAACGCCCGGGTGGTGGTGGTGCGGTTGATGCGATCCCGCAGGTTTGCCGCCACCGGAGCGGGGGCGACACTGATCGCGGCGATGTAGGCCAGGAGCGACGCCGCCGCCGTGGTGTCTTCGGTCGCGACCTGTTCGTCCGTGATGACCTGGTCAGCCAGGCCGAAGGCCACGGCCTCGGCCGCGGTGAACCAATGGTCGCGGCCATCGGAGAGCATGGCGCGAATCTCCTGCGGCCGTTTGCTCTTCGCGGTGTAGCTCTCGGCCATGCTGGCGGCGAACGTTTCCAGAACGTCGGCCACTTCCCGCAACGCCACCGCATTGCCCCAGGCGCCGGCGTGCGGGGCATGGAGCATGAGCATGGTGTTGGCAGGCATGTGGACCCGCGCGCCAGCCATCGCGATCAGGCTGGCGATGCTCGCGGCGATGCCATCGACATGAACGTGGATCGTGGCGCCATGGCGCTTGAGCGCGTTGTAGATGGCCAGGCCGTCCTGCACGACACCGCCGTCGCTGTTGATCCGCACGTTGATCGTGCTGGCCGTGATCTGACCGAGCTGCTCGACGATGCTCAACGCCGTGATGCCATCGCCCCAGAAGAAGTCGCCGATGGGGCCGTAGATCAGCAGCTCGGCTTCCCCGGCCGCGTTGGTGCTGAGCGCGAGAACGGACTTCCCCTTCGAATCGGGGTTCGGCTCGCCGGTAACGCCTCCGGGGTGGCTGGCGATGATCGCGGCCATGGCGACTGCGAGGATGCTGCGCTTCATGCGGTCTCTCCTGGGACTTTGATCGTGGTGGCCTCGTCCTCGACGCCGGTCGCAGCCGAGTCAGGTTCGCGGTCGCCGGTTTGAGCGGTGCCTTGGGCGTTGGTCACCGCGGGATCGCTGTCCAGGACGATCCCGAGATCGCGGGCCCATTGGCGCTCGACAGCAATCTGCTCGAAGGTGTCGTACATGCGGCCGCCCCGCTCTGCGATCACACTCGAAGCCGAGCGGAAGCCGGCGCGAACCATGGTGCGCAGCGCGTTTGCTTCGTGCTGCGGATTGATCCAGGGCATGGGCGGAGGCAGGTAGTCGGCGCTGACCGCCTCGGATAGCGATACGTTTGGCGGCAGCGCGACTTCGCCGGAGGCCACCGCGATCGCGACGAAGCGCTCATAGATGGGCCGCACCATCTGGCCGATGAATTCGTAGGCCAAGACGCCGTAGGCGCCGTACTGCTCCACCAGTTCCTGCCGCTGCGCGCTGTAGCTGCCCTCGCTGTAGTTCTTGGCCAGCGTGCTGAACGAAACGCGCATCGGCGACGCGATCGCTCGCAGCTGGCCGTTGCGGTACGGCTCAAGGTTCGGATTCGGCCGCTTGCTATCCAGCGCCTCGATGCGCTCGCCAGTGCGCAGATCGTCGAAGATCATGCCGGGTTGGATCCGCATCTTGCGCGGCGCGCCTGGCGCCGCGTTTGGATCCTCGCCGAACTGACTCCCCTCGCCCTTGATGATGACCGCCGCCCAGGATGCGGCCAGCTTGGCTGCGATCCGTTCGGACTCCTCGTAGTCCTTGAGGTCCTCGATCCGGGTGAATGTGCTCGCCAGCATGCTGATGCCGCGCACCTGACCAATGCGGTCCACGGTCCGAAGGTGGCGAATAAGGTCCGCCGGCACCCGCTTGGTACGCGGCATGAGGACATGCGGGTCGCCGGGATGCTCCATGTGCACGTGGTAGGCCACCGGCCGACCCCACGCGTTGCGCTCCACCCCGTTGAGGATTCGGCGGGCGCGGTCATCCAGCTCGAGTGGAATCATGTCCGGCTCGAGCAACTCCAGGGAGTACGGAACGGGGGAGCCGTGCTCCAGATAGGCGATCGGCCCGCGCAGCTCTTGGACGAATCCCTCTCCGTCCCGGGCCCAGGTTCTGGCCAGCAGCCGCTGCGCGGCCGGCCAGTCATACATGCCGGTCACATCCGGATGCTTCGACCAGGTCTGGTAGAGCGGCATGATCTGGTCGACCAGCGACTCGACGACGTTGCCGTCGCGGTCCCGTGGCGTGGGCACCACGTTGATGCCCGAAGGGCCGATCAGGTGTTGAACCAGCGAAGACAGGCCGCCGCTGATGATGTCGTGGTTACGATCCAGGTGGCGCGCCTGGTTGCGCAGTGACGTGCCGGTCATGGCGACAATGGTGTTGCCGCTGCCGAACTCCCTTGAAGCGCGACGCAGGTGCGTCGTCTCGGCCGCTTCGTAGGCCTGGGTGTAAGCCAACGCCCTCATCCGGGCGCGAGCACGGGTCGCCGCCCAGCCGGGCGCCACAGCCATCAGGATGCGGTCGAATGTCGGGGCCTTCACGAGGCCACCCGGAAGTTGGAATGGCAGCTTTGACCGGAGAAGTCTGCGATGGCGATGCCTGGCGATCGGCCGGCGGCGGCCGCCTGCTCAGCGGCCACTTTCCGCTCCCACTCCTGGCGCCCCGCCCGGATCTCGACCAGGTCGGCCCGGGTCAGCTGGCGCTCGCCGAACCGATAGGACTGGCCCTTGAGGACAGCGGTTTCGGCGGCGAGGTAGAGAGCCAGCATGTCTGTTGCGGTCGACATGGGGCATGATGATCTACACCAAAGTGCGTCCCGTCTTGGGGAACGGGACGCACCCTGCAGCCATAGCGGCAGCGCTTCACCCAAGCCGCGACGCAGCGCTTACAGGGCCGCCGATCGGGGGGCGGCTCAGCCGCTAGGAAGAGCTGGAAGTCTCCCTCTCGACTGAGGAATCCTTCCATTGTCCAGCCGATATCGAGGTGCGAGTAGCGCTCGCAGTCAAGGTGGACGATGCCGGCCGCGCCGATCGGCGGCAAAGACTTCAGGCCGTGGTAGACCTGCATCCGATCTTGCCAGAGGAACACTGCCTACTCCTGGTCCAGTAGCCCGTAGACCGTCCGCCGACTCACCCGGAATTTTCGGCAGATCGTGCGCAACGACTCTCCGGCACGGACCGCGGCGCGGATGCAATCGACTGGATAGGTCGTGGACGACGGGATGTAGAGATCCTGGGAGGGGTACTCTTCGACGAGGTAGGCCACGACAGCGTCAACCACCGGCCGGATGGTGTCGCTGTCGGTTCTGAGGCGCAGCGCCGCTCCGATGCACAACTCCTCCGCCAGGTCATCGATCCGCGCCCGGCGCCGCATCGTGTGCCTGCTCACAGGCGGCCGCTCCACGCACCCGAGCCGAAGCCACCCTCGGTGGCCTCAGGTTCGCGCGATGTTCCACGGGAATCCGACGAGGCGAGCCCTGGAGCTTGACCCGCCAAGGCCTGGCCGGATGTTCCACGGGAATCGATTGCGTTGCCACGGGACGAAGCAAACAGGTCGTTCGGGTCCGGTTCGAGTTCGGCCTCCAGCGCTGCCCACTGGCTCTCGCGCATGGCGTCGACCTTCACCGCCGGCGCCAGGGCTGCCCACTCCGCGTACACGAGCGTGTCCAGCGGCTCGTTGCGGGCGCCACGGGGGGTGACCCACTCCTGGGCATCGAGGTCGAAGTACTCGCAGGCCAAACCGCGGTAGTACGTCGGCGGCAGCGCGCCGGGGTCGGGGTGCAACGGGTCGTACACCTCACCCCTGCCACCCGGAAACCGGATCATCCGGGTCTCGATGTCTTCGGGATCACCGCCCGTCTCCGCGGCCGCCTTGGCCGCCAGCGCGCTGTTCAGCCAGCCGTGGATGATGTGCTTCAGCACGCTGGTGCCGACGCCCCACATGCCGACGCTGCGGGCCACCGTCTTCTCGCGGGCGTTGACTTCGGTCTTCGCCGGCCGGTACACGGCGCGCTCGGACTTCTTTTCCGACCGGCCGCGCACCAGGTACATCCACTGCTTGCGGTAGGTGCTGGCCACCTTCACCAGGCGGGTGTTGCCGCTGAAGCTGACCTTGCCCTTCAGGTAGCGCGCGACCATGTCGGTCCAGTTGCCACCGTCGATCGCCAGGGAGGTGATGTGCAGCGGCCTCCCGGCGCTATTGAGCCATGTACCCTGCAGGTAGGTGTCGAGCTCTTCGAAGCCGTCGGGCCGAGACGGGTCGCCGTCCACCACGGCGTAGTCGACCACCCGGGTGCGCTGCCCCCTGCCCTTGCCGATCACCTGGATCTCGAAGCGATCCTGCTGGCAGTCGATGCCGGCGGTCAGGATCAGGGCGCCACGTGGAACCACGCCGCGGTTGACGCCGGGCTCGGCGAGACGCTCGATCTCGTCGGCATTCTGCTCCTGGCGCTCACCCTCGTGGACCTCGCCGGAGATCAGGTTGTCAAACGCCGCCTGGCGAGACGGATCAGCGGCGGCCGCAGCGCGACGGTTGGCGATCTCCCTCCAGGTGAGGCCTAGGCCTTCGGGCGTGTAGGCGGCCCAAATGTGATAGCTGCGATGCGACGCTGGAGCGTGCGGGTTGCGCGGCTGCCAGTACGCGCCGTCCGGCGCCGGCGGATCCAGCACCCGGCCGCAAGCGCAGTCGTCCGCATAGATCAGGGCACCCTGTTCGCCGACGCCGGCGATCATGCGCACCGGCACTTCACCGCACCCGGCGCACGCAGACCGTTCCACCAGCATCGCGGACTTGTGGTGCTCTTCGATCACGCAGCCATTGGCTGCGCACGCGAACGTGCCGTTGGGCTGCAGGCGCTCGAGGTCCAGCGACTGGTGCGCGCCGCAGCCCGGGCAGCGCACCAGGTAGTGACGCTGGTCGCCAGCCTGGAAGCCCTTGTCGATCTTGCTGCGCCCGGCAACCGTCGGTGTGCAGGCGCGGTAAATCTTCGCGCGATCGCCGAACGACATTGCCCGCGCCTCGAGCTGCTCGTCGGCACCGCCCTGCCCGCCCAGGTCATCCGGGTATTCGTCGACCTCGTCTTCGAACAGGAAGCGCGCGGTGCGCTGGCGCAGCTGGTTCGACGAATTGGCCCAGATCGCCCACAGCGTGCCGCCCGGGTACTTCTTCTCCAGCGTGCTGCCCGAGTCCAGCCGATCGCGCAGTTCCGGCATCATCTCCACCGCCGGCTCGAACTTTGACGTCGACCAGCTGCGCGCCAGGTCCTTGACCGGCTGCGCGACGATCATCGAGTCCAGACCCAGGTGGATCACATAGCCCACCCAGTTGATGCCGACCTCGGTGGCCCCGATCTGCGCGGACTTCTTGAAGTCCACCCGCTGCACGTGGCAGTGGTCGCTGAGCGAGTCCTGGATCTCCCGGAGCTGGGGGTTGCGGCTGGTGCGCCACTGGCCCGGCTCGGCGCCGGCGCCTTTAGCGATCATCCGGTGGGCGTCGGCGAACTGGCTCACCGTCAGCTTGGCCGGGATCGTCCAACCTTCCTTCCAGGCATCGAGGACCACGGCCACCGCATCGGCGAGCTCGACGTCGAAGTCGGTGCCGATGTCGAGCATCAGGCGGCCTCCTCGATCGTGGCCGGGCCCAGCCGGGTGGCCAGGCGCGTGGCGCCGGCCTGGAGGTCCTCGCAGACCTGCCGGACCTCAGCGTCGATCAGGGCCTCGCACGCGCGAGGATCGGTCTCGGCGGCGAGCTTGCCGCGCAGCCGGCTGCCCATGGTCCGCAGGCGCTCCAGACCCTGCCGTGCCAGCGTGAAAACCTCGCGCTGGACATCCTTGACCCGGGTCAGCTCCTTGGCCCTCTCGCCCAGCTCCAGCTCGGCGCTGCGCGCCTTGGCCAGCCGTTCGCGCCGGACGGCCTCCTTGAGGTGCACGCCGGGAACAGGCACCAGCGGCGCTGCAGGCGCCGCTGCGGGCGCCTCAGCGCCTCGCGGCTCGGTGGGGTCGCCTGGTTCCTTGCCGGT